CGAAGCGCTCTATCTTATCCTCAAGCTCTTTAATCTTTGTTTCATTACTCATCACTTATTCCTCATATTATCTCGGTTCATGTTTGCAGCTGCTGAGTATCGTCGTTCCCGTTGTTTAAGTATCTCAACTGCGCTCAGATCACCGGCTTCAGCCATAGAACGTAGATCGTCATTCGTGTATCTGGGTCGCTCGTGGCGGCGTTGGTCTAAGGTTTGGCGGAACATTTCAACCCTTCCTTAATTCTATCCAGGTGCTGGCGGCCGGTGTTTGTAAGATTCTCGCATGAAGGACAACTCTCACCTTCCTCAGCATCCCACCGTGTACCGTGCGTGTGGCATAGGTACTCATCACCTTCTCGCCTGATGTTACATTTCGACATGGACATACCATCTGCCTCCTGTGTTGATGCATCGGGTAACACGACCCAGCTTGAGTGCCGCGGTGACCAGGCCGGTGAGTGTGGTGGCGGTGAGGAGAGTGGTCACTTCCAGCACTCCTCTCGGTCTTTACAGTCATAACAGCTGTAGTGCACCTCGTCAGTCTTGAAGCACAGTTGATGCTTGTTGAACAGCTTAAGTGCTATCAGCACTGCTGTGATGATTGCTACCAGTACAATGATGATGGCCCACATTAATTCGTGCATACTAGGACCCCTCTGGTGCAAGTGTAACCTGATGAACTGGTACTGCCTGTACATCCCAGTAGTGAAACTCAATGATAGCGACAGTGTTACGCTTGGTCATTGATGAGGGGATGGTTTTCACCTTCAGCAAGCGACCTGTCGAACCGTTGGCGCAGACTTTGCGGTTTCTGTGTTGGTTGGTGATCATAATGTGTCACTCCAACCAGCAAAGGTGATTACAGAAACTTTATATTCATTCCACCATTCCAGAGCACCTTTATCCATTTTTGAAATTGTACGATCATCAAATTCAACCCATTCATGTATTCTGTACCCTTTGCATCCTATTTGAAGCCAATCATCACATATAACGACTATATATCTACCAAATTGTGCTGAACGAATAACCGATCCATCACCGATTACCCCACTCAGGTATGCCCCACGCAGGTCTGCTCCACGCAGGCATGCTCTATGCAGGTCTGCTCCACGCAGGTCTGCTCCACGCAGGTATGCCCCACGCAGGTCTGCTCCACGCAGGTCTGCTCCACGCAGGTATGCCCCACGCAGGTCTGCTCCACGCAGGCATGCTCCACTCAGGTCTGCTCCACGCAGGTATGCCCCACGCAGGCATGCTCCACTCAGGTCTGCTCCACTCAGGTCTGCTCCACTCAGGTATGCTCGTTTACCTTTTGCATCATCCATTAACCATAAGCCATGAAGTTTGATGATTTCTTTAAGTTGTTCGTCATTCACCGGTGTATCTCCTTATCAGTTAATAAAAGTACGGATTGTCAGCCTGACAATGGTGTACATAGCCACGATGCAAATAGTTGCTGCTGAGATGTAGAGTTCGATCATCTGTTAGGCGCTACCAGTTGCTAGTGATAAGCGTTTCTTTTTTGTAGATCGGTATGAACAGGAAAACCCATGCGGTAATAATGAATTTCCCTCTCTCCAACGTTATGGACAATCAGCAAAGGCGAGTACTGCGTCTTTGTATTTCGACCACCATTTAAGCGCGCCCCTTAGTGGAGAGTTATGCGCCAACAAGGCTCCTCGCCCACGCCATCATTCCGCGCTTCATGTTGCCGCCATTGGCTCGCACAAACCGCAGCCCCTCGAAACAGTCGTCGGTGTTATTCATGAATCGAAATGTCACCTTGTCTGGCATCCTAATCACGCCCATGGCGTGTATCCTTGCTCCGCTCTTGTGCTCCCACACCGGCCCGCCGATATGTCTCCACCCATCGCCGGGGCGCATAACATCGCGGTCAAGCAGACGCCCCACCGCATGGCGCTTTGTTGTCGTCTCAGTCATGGCGCTGCTTACCTCCATCGTTATATCTCCGTATCATGTTTACCTGCTACACATTGTAGCACGTCAGTCCACAAATGCAAGCCAGTGCGAGTTTCGCCTGCTCGATGTGATTTGGTACGTTGTCTGTCATCACTCATCCCCTAATATGTCGTGAAGCCCTTGAACGATCCGACTCATCTCACCGACGTGCACCCAGTTCGGAGCGGGGGTCGCGGCGAGTTCGTACCCGGTCGCCTTCAGGCGGTTCATCAGTTCGTTGAACTGGTCCTTGTGGATGCTCATCATCTCGCGAACTTCATTCTGTTGCAGCAGCTTGGCACGACATGACGGCCCCACAGCTCGCCGTTAGCGGCCTTTCAGCCCAAGTGATTCAATAAGCCGCGCTCCTAGACTCTCAGCGCCTTTCACAACGTCAGCGGCTATCAGGTCAATATACGGCTCCGCCATTTCTGGACGGATGCGAATTAATAAAGTCGTTAGCAACCCAATTCAGCCTCAATCTGTTGCGCTATATCATCCATATGGTTCAGGTAATCAATCAACATGCTGTCCCTGTCGTTACCGGGCTCGAAGGTCGGCGTGCATGTGGCGAATGTTTCGGCGTATATTCTTTGTCAATTCGGCCACCGTGGGTTTGCTAACAACGCGCTCGTGCGGGACTTGCTGCCGCGGGGCAGCTTCATGTTCAGTGATTTCGCTCATCTTCATTGCTTCCTGTAGTTTCGTTTCCGCAAGCCCCACAGCTTGCCGTTATCTGGAGAAGGTCTGCACAAGTTCATGCGCCTGCTTGATCTTATCCTGAGTCACGATTCCAGCGGCCACAAGACACTCTTCCGCCCTTATATACTCGGTAAGCTCTTTGTGTAGGCGCTCTGCTTTGGCTTTCTCTTCTGCAAGCTTTTTCTTTAGTGCATCAATCGAGTCTTCTTTCATCGTAATTCTCCAGATAACACGTTATGCCTCATATGTGCATCACAAACTTTTCTTTGTAATATCGCCCTACCATTGTCATCCCCAGTTCCTCCATTTCCGCTTTTGTCCTGTTCCTTGTTGCCTTACATGCAGTCTGCTTCCCGTTGATATCAACCCATTTCGGATATGGGCCAGTAGTCCCAACATACTCCCAGTTTGTCGCCCTATATATCACCCCAGTGTGACCCTCCGCGTGATCTGCGTAGGTGACCAAATGCCTCCACCTACCGTCTTTTTTCAGTTTCCGTATGGATGCTCCGATCAGCATCGAGCAAACATTTTTTGGCTCATCGGGGTGGACAACTAGCCTCGACAATGAAACCACTTTTTTCCAATCGTCCTTACTCACCGATTCACAAGCCACCCTTGTCGGCGGCAGCCACCACGCAACCGCTACCAGCACCCCATTTTTCCTAAACCCGTGCAGGTCTGTTCGCGTATTGCTAGTTCCCCTGGAGTAGTGGTATCTAACAACCAGATCACGCGCCTCTTGTATTGGCACATTGCAGTCAAACTCGTAGTCGCCTTTTCTAGCAACGTGGTTTGGTATAACAAACCGGTCAAGCGGATTCGCTTCGCTCACGCGCTTACCTCACTGTTATGTTCACTTGCTACACATTGTAGCACGTCATTCCACAAATGCAAGTGTTTTAGTGCAAAAACATTTTCTGCAACATGTTGCGGATTCTGCGGATACCTTGGGTCGTCTAAGGTCAATGTGAGATTTACGTGCTTAAAAAGTAGGGTTATTGTGGTTATTTTTTGACCAGTGAAAAACGCTGAGAATGGTCGTAGAAAATGTTTTACTTAGATATCATATAGTTATGACCTTTATATCTCTTAGTAGGTATAAGTTGTTGTAAGCTTATGATTCTATTACTTTTTTTAAATGTTTAAATTTACGACATTTGGTTATAAGTTATTGATATATATAGATTTAGGGGTGTTTACCAATAACCTTTTCACGTATACCTTACAAAATATAACAACCGGTGAAAAAAATATTTTTTCTCTGGAGCCTTCGAGGGTTTTACTAGGTAGTCGTGTAAGGTATACGTGGGCCAAATGTCGCAAATAATGATAGTGTGGAACAATATCGTGAAACATTTTGGATGAGTTAATTGAACGGTGTTCAGATTGTGATTGACGGTGATATGATGCGGTGTGCTAGACTTTGTGGAGACGATTAACTAAACAACAAAGAGGGTTAGTATCATGAGCGAAGCTGCAATTGAGAAAGAGATTCAGGATAAGGGTTTGAATGCGCCACGGTTAACACCGGATGCAATCGATGCGGCCATTGTTGCAGAGCAGTATCATGTTTTCGATGGTACTACGTTAACTGTATGTTGCTTGACTTTGCGCAACGGGTTCACTGTAACTGGTGAAAGTGCAGCAGCAAGTCCAGAAAACTTCGACCGGGAGATTGGCCAGAAGATTGCCCGTCAGAACGCTCGTGAAAAGATATGGTCGCTGGAAGGTTATCTGCTGAAACAGCGACTGTATGAAGGTAAAATTACTGGTCCGGCATAATTAACACACTGGTGATGGTATGGCTAAACGAATCACAGCCGCTGACATAATAGGATTGAAGCCGAAATATGCGGCATTTGTCATCGAGTATCTGAAAGACTTTGGTGCCAGGAGAGCTGCAGAAGCTGCCGGGTTTGAAGCTGACTACGGTCATCGATTACTGGATAGGCCAGAGATAAAGGAAGCCATCAACGAGGCGCTTAGGCGACGGCTGGAGGCGACTGATATTGATGCTGAGTGGGTTCTGATGGAGGCAGTGGATAATCACTGCATCGCCCGGCAACAGGGTAACATTACTGCAAGCAACACCGCGCTCAACCTGGTGGCAAAGAATGTGTTCGTTGATGCGTTTGCCGCTGAGAAGGTTGAGATGAATAGTGACAAGGAGATCATGGAGCGGTTACTGCGCGGCAGAAAGCGTCGACAACAGGCTAGTGACGACGATGACACACCTTCTTTCCTGTGATACGTTGTGCTATTCTCAAACTCAGCCCTGGGCATGCGACTACAGTTGGACCGTCACCGCCAGCTGCATGCTGCAGGGCGCTTAATTCTTCTATGGTGACAATTTTTATGCGATACGCCTCGATTGCAAGCGAGGACGCATGGGTAGGTAGCCAGCGGAGGCCATAAACGATAGCCGCCGGGCGCTGAAGGAGTGTTCGATTCGCTCTGGTCGCACCATATAAGTTCTAATCAGGTGACAGTGTGACAACAACTCGATCTGCAATGACATCCAGCGGTGAGTACGAGGTTGGTCAAGTTGACCTGCTGCTCGCTGATGAATGCTCACAGTATTATGCTGATCCGTATGGGTGGGTACTATGGGCATTCGACTGGGGTTATGGCGAGTTAACCGGGTTCGATGGCCCTGATACCTGGCAGCGTGACACTCTTATTGACATTGGTAAGCAGGTTGCAGCACGCGGTTTTGATGGTGTCACTCCTGTTGACCCCATCCGTGAAGCTACAGCTTCTGGTCACGGCATCGGTAAATCTGCACTCACTGCATGGCTCATTCTTTGGATCATGTCCACCAGACCCTATGCCAAGGGTATTGTCACAGCCAACACATCAGATCAGCTGCGTACCAAGACCTGGGGTGAACTCGGCAAGTGGCGCAGTCGCTGTATCATCGGTCACTGGTTTGAATACAACAACGGTCGCGGCTCAATGTCGCTATACCACCAATCTTGGCCGGAGTCATGGCGCGTGGATGCGCAAACTTGCCGGGAAGAGAACTCTGAAGCATTTGCCGGACTGCACTCAGCCAACTCAACACCATTCTATCTGTTCGATGAAGCATCAGCTGTCCCTGATAAGATATGGGAGGTGGCTGAGGGTGGTCTGACTGACGGTGAGCCGATGTTCTTTGTCTTCGGGAACCCTACCCGTAATACCGGCAAGTTTCGTGAATGCTTCACCAAGCAGAAACACCGCTGGTCAACGCGGCAGATTGACAGTCGCACAGCCAAGATGACAAACAAGAAGCTCATCGAGGAATGGCGCAAGGACTGGGGTGAAGACTCTGACTTCTTCAGAGTGCGTGTGTTGGGCCGTTTCCCTCGTGCCGGTGACATGCAGTTCATGTCCTCTGATGATGTCGCCACTGCCATGAAGCGGGGTCCAGGGCGATACCTTGGTGATGATCCACTCATCTGTGGTATTGACCTTGCCCGGGGCGGCGATGATAACTGCATGATTCAGTTCAGGCGTGGTCAGGATGCCAAATCTGAAAAGGTGTATCGTATCCCTGGGGAGAAGTCACGTGATAGCATGGTTGTCGCTGCCAAGATTGCTGATGCATTAGACAGACATAAGCCTGATGTGACATTCCTTGATGTTGGTAGCATGGGTGGTCCTATCGGTGACCGATTAAGGCAGCTTGGATACCATGTCATTGATATTGGCTTTGGTCATAAAGCATCTGATGAAAAGCGATATGCCAACAAAACTGCTGAGATGGGGGCAAGATGTCGTGAGTGGATTATCAATGGTGGTTCTATCCCTGATGATCCACAACTAGAGACTGAACTGACATCCAGGGAGTTCGGTCATGATGATAAAGACCGGCTGGTATTGCAGCGAAAGAAGGATATGAAGAAGTTGATCGGCGTATCACCAGACTGGGCTGACGCATTGTATCTGACATTCGCTCAACCTGTTCCAAAGCGTGAAATGCCACGTGGTCAGCTTGATGCTGCAATCGCTGTGCGTAGTCAGAGCAACAATGACTATGATCCATTAAGTTGCATGGATATTGATTCATGATATGCTTATCTGTATGAATTTTAACCAAATAAGAGGTTATTGATATGTGTGGAGGAGCTCCGTCAGCCCCAGCGCCACCCCCTGTATTACCTGAAGCACCGCAGCCGCCTCCCATGACCAGGGCGACTGGTGTTGGTGAGATGAGAAAACATCCACTTAGAGAGTTTATGTCACGTCACTCTAATGGGGAATTTAGATATCTTAAATCAGAAAGTCCTGAATCTTTAGCACGTGAAAAGTCGACGATACTCGGCGGGTAATCATGGCGACTGCAAAAGTTAATCTGGATTTATCGCAGTATGTGAAGATCAACGCTTCAACGCGACAAGTACTCTTGCAGGCACGCGGTGACACGGTACGTATTGCAGTAAGCATAGCACAACCAACAAAATCAAATACCGCATATCATGAACTTGGTGGTAAAGATGCCCCTTTGACAATCAATCTGGTTGATCAGGATATATGGGCATTGGCAATGACTGATAAAAGTGCATTGATCATCACTGAGCTTGACCCCGCACAAACTGCATTATTTGATGGATACGGTAACCCAATTGGCTCGTTAAAAGGTGCGGTCAATATTCATGATGCAGATGTACATAACTCCGTAGTCAATCGATACATGCACCG